CAGACCCTAACTGGTGGTGCTTTTTCGGGCACATTCGCAGCCAGTCAGCAAGTGTGGTTAGGAAACATTTCAACACAGTCTGGATTCCGCTTGAATGGCGGCAAAATGGATGATACTCGTATTTGGGACCGTGTTCTATCTGCAACAGAAATAGCTACTATCGCAGCAGCAGGTGCAGCAGAATCCGATGCTGTAGTAGTTGATCCTTCAATCTCAATTGCTCTACCGGCTAGTCAATTATATGGAGAATCTTTCATACAGACTCTTGATTTGCAAGGAGCAACAGAGTACAGTGTAGATTGGCAATACAATGGCACAGAAGGATGGACATCTATTAGTGATGTAAATGCTGATAAGTTAGTTCCATGGCAATATGAGTATTATGATGTACGAGCTTTGTTAGTCATCAATGAAGTACCTTATACTTCTAACGTTGTTAGTCCTTCGGCATTCATCCCATCGCACTATTGGGACACGGATGTAGCTTCTGCTTCGCTTGGCGACACTTTGACATTAATTGTAAATATGAAAGGGTATCAAGGAGCTATTCAATACGCCCGCAACACCTCTTTTGCGAGTTCGAATTACGATGATAATCAATATCATGGTGATTTTACTCTTGTGAGTCAAGTTGGCGATATAGTAACTTATACAATAGAATTAACTGCTGACCTTCATCAGAGATTTCTATCTCCGACAATCAGCATACAAGGCAATGAAAATATTAGCGATTTCTATAGTCTAGGTTCGATGGGCACATATCACGCCCCATCCATAATGACTCCAGATCTTTCTGGTGACCTTGTTCCATTGCAAAAGTATGGATATAATCCTTTATTCTTGACTGAAGCAGAGGCAAATCTATGGCCAGCAGGTGATGATACTTCTCACTCTCACGTATTTGATGGTGTAACTTATTACATGCCAAATGGCTTGACAATGGGTTCTGACCAGTTCCATGGAACTTATGGACTCGTTCTTGAACATGACTGCGATGACGCTTCTGCTGATGTAGGTTCTTCTGATGCTACACTAACAAATGTTACAGCCGAACAACTGGATGGTAGAGATGTGTGGTCTTTCTCGGGGCAAGATTCTATTGTTGTGCTGGATACCAATAGACCTTCTTTCGGTGCCAACGCCAGTTGGACTTACAGCTTATGGTTCAAGGGACTGAAAGCAAATGGTGGTGCTAGATATAGAACTGCATTGCGTTCTGAAACAGATTCTCACCATCAAATTATTGTTGATTACCAAAGTGACAGCCTTGGTTTTTATCAGGGAGGAGTTGGATTCCAAGATTCTGGCTTTGATATGGCACATGGTGATTATACAGGTTGGAATCAGATCGTAGCTGTTGGCGAGGGATCAGAAGTAAAATATTACATAAATGGATCCTATGCGGCATCAGTCTCTATCAATCCAGCTATGGATATTCGCTCAATAGGTAACTATCAATATGGCGGTAACCAGCAATTTGCAGATGCAATCAGTGATGTTAGAGTCTGGGACAGAGCAATGGACGCAGACGAAGTTGCTTACTGGCATACAGCAACAACAGTTGCTGATCCAAACGGTCCACAAACCCTCACTATCGAGCAATTCGACTCTTACGGTGACAGTTGGAACGGAGGATCACTAGATATAACAGATGCAGATGGTACTTCAGTGTTTGGTGTAGCAGGTCCAGCAAACGGTGTTAAGGCACCTGCGGGACTTTCGGAAACACATGACTTTGCTAACAATGCAACCTATTCTTATGTGATGACACCGGGTTCATACCCATCTGAAATCACTTGGAATATTAAAGACGCTGACGGAATCGTCTTGGTAAGCTGGTCAAATGCAGACTCTGTAACAGGAACTTTCACTCTTGGAACTCCACCACTGTATCCTTCTGCGACAGGCACAGCTGAATTTTCTCTTGCGGCTGGAACAATTGAATTCACAAATATACAGTCAAACGCTGATGGAATTTCAGCAGGAGCAACTCAGTGGGCTTATTCTTTATCACCTCTTGGTGATGTCGGACAGGCACACGGAGGAACAGCAGTAGATTTTGGTAACTTTACATTGTCTGGTCTACCTGAGCAGCAGTCCTTGACACTTTATTATGGATTGATTGATGCTTCTGGATTAGTATTGTGGTCAACATCCCTCTCCGGAGATACCAGAGAGAAGACAAGGCATGAACTCACCATGTGGGATGTATATGGTGATGGTTGGGATGGAACATATTTTGTTGTGACTGACTCTAATGGGGTCCAAGTAGTGAGCACCACAAGATCAATCGCACAATATGATAACGACGGAGACGGCGACATCGATACCGAAGACGGAAAGTACGGAGCTGTCGAATACATCGACCTTGCTGATGGAGACTATACTTGGGAGTTGTTGGGAGGCGCATATCCGGCGGAGCACAGCTTTACGTTTGTAAGGCAAGATAATAACCTCTCTTTGGCTTCAAGCACAGCTTCTAATCCTATCAGTGGCTCTTTTACAGTAACAGATGATGTGACCCCGCCAGTGATTACTATTGCTGGTGATAATCCAATGTCCTTGGTTGCTGGTGACACATTTGTGGACCCCGGCGCATCAGCGGTTGACGCACAAGACGGTGTACTTTCTGTATCTGTCACAGGCCATGAAAACATGAGTGTTTCAGATGACTGGGTTGCTTATAGTGGTTATAACTTGTCAGCACCTACAATTGATGGCGATCTCGTCACCTCTGGTGGAGTTTTTGGTCACAACTACTCTGTTAAGAAAGAGAACAACATAGCAGCTGGAGCTGATTTTGAACTCGTTGTTGAGTTTGAAGATGTCACTCTTCCTTGGACACAGTACGATCCTGAGTTCCGCCTCCGTGTTGACTTTATTGGCAATGCTTTATCGGCAGAAATCAAGATGCAAGCGTACTATGCTTGGTCAGCAAGTAATACTTTCTTCTCTGGCTTCCGCACACAGCACAATAGTGGGCAGACATATTCTGGCCAAACGTCTGGCGGAAGTTTAGTGCAGGATGGTGCTTTCAAAGTAGTCAGAGTAGGTTCTACCGTAACTATGTATCGCAGAGAAGGGTCTGAAGGTGAATTTGTGCAAATGTCTTCACAGACATCGGCAAATTATGCCGGAGAAGCAAGAATTGACATGATGTTCCAAAACACACCGGGTAAGATTGTTTCTTTAACTAGAAGCGATATGCAAACAGGTGCAATATTGGGTGATTATACCATTTCTTATTCTGCGACAGACTCGGCTGGAAACACTGCTTCTGTAAACAGGGCGGTAAATGTCGGAAGCGGCGCTTATGATCCAATGCATGGAGGAAAACTACAGAATATTGTTAGTTTCATTCCGGGTAAGGACTCGCAAGGCGTACCTGTGTATGCTTATTCGACAGTGGGTGAGGGTAATACAACAAAATTGTACTTTACACAAGATTTCCAAACATGGGCATCATTCACTTCTTATGACGTATCTGTCACAGGAATTGATTCTGCACCGACATGTCTTGAATTTGGTCAGAATGGAAAGTTCTTCTTAGGAACTGTAAGCGGCAAGCTATATGAAATCTCCGTTGGAGAAAATGGTATACCAACCGCATATGCTCTTCTAGAAACTGTTTCCGGAAGCCCAAAGATTGATTCTGTCATCTACGGAGACCACTCTAACCAGTGGATCTTCTCCTACGAAGGAAAGATCAACACAGTTGAAATTGGCGGCGGCGCGATAGTCCAAAGACTATCACTTCCAGCTGGTGCCAAGTGTGTGGACATCGCAGAGGGTCCAAACGGTGTTGCAATGATTCTTAAAAAAGAGAATAATTCTCTTGAACCAATGCTTGCTTTCAACAATTGGACTTCGATTGTTGGCCCAGCAGGTATGACGATTGATGTTGCTAGTCTCAACCCAACAGAGTTCAATCACTCTGAGCATTTGGGCAAGTGGGCCACTGCCGACGCAGCAGGTACCACCGTTCTGACAACTAGTGATTTATTATCGTGGATTACGTAAAAAAAGAAGTATTTATGTAGGAATTTCTTACATCATGTGTGTCTGCCGGCATGTAAAACTCGGCAGCATTTTAAAAAACATATTATAAATGGGGAAAAACCCCAAGGAGAAAAATAATTATGGCTAAAAAAACAAGAATTGGGTGGAAACAGTTTGATCTTGAAATCTCTCAGGATGCTGGTAATAACACCTACGAAACATGGCAGTCAGCAGGACAATCTGCTGAAGCCGGCCTTGCGGCATTCAACATTGGTCTCTTTGACGTAGCAACTCTTGCTCTCGCGGCATCTGTCGCCGAGTATGACGCTGCTGACAATGATAAAGCGATTGTTAACTACGGTTACTTGAAGCACACATTGGCTCTTGCAGAAGCTGAAACAGCAGCGGATGTAGCTTCTTTGGACGCTAGAGCGCAAGCAGCAGAAGACGCAGAATCATCTGCAATGAACTCTGCTGACGCTCGCATAGCGATCGAAGAAGGCATTCGCTCTGTAGCAGACGCTTCTCTTACAACTCGTCTTGGAGCAGAAGAAGTTAGAGCAGGTGCTGCTGAAACTTCTTTGACAGCACGCCTTGGCGTTGAAGAAGGCGCACGCGCAGCAGCAGTAAGCACTCTTCAAAGCAATCTTGACGACGAAGCAGCAGCCAGAGTATCAGCTGATGACTCTCTGGACGCAAAGCACACTACAGCTATGGCTGATCACATTGCTGATAACGTTGCGTCTTTCTCTTCTTCCGACTTGCGTATTTCAGCAGAGGAAGCAAGAATGGATGCAGTCCTTCTTGCGGCAGACGCTGACAAAGACAGTTTTGCAGAAATCGTTGCTCTCATCAACGCAGTTGACCTTGAGAATGATAACGACCTCGCATCAGCTGTCTTGGCAATCAACTCCGATATCGCAGTTGAAGCTTCAGTAAGATTGGCAGCAGACGGTTCCGTGACAACTCGCATGTCAGCAGAAGAAGGAGTTCGCTCTGTAGCAGACGCTTCTCTTACAACTCGCATGGCAGCAGAAGAAACAAGAGCAGATATTGCTGAAACTTCTTTGGAAACAAAAATCGATCTTGATATTCTTACCGAACAAACAGCACGCGCTGCTATGAGAACTTCTCTTGACGCTCGCGTATCAGTAGAAGAATCTACTCGTGTACTCGAAGTTGATTCTCTTGACACAAGAATTGCTGCTGATGAAGCAGATTTGGTAGCAAAAGACGCTTCTTTGGCTGCTAGAATTGGCGCAGAAGAAGTTGCTCGCGCAGCAGACGTTGACGCAGAACAAGCAAGAGCAGAACTAGCAGAAAGTACAATTCAGGCGAACCTTGACGCAGAAGAAGCGGCAAGAATCGCGGAAGACGTTGCACTTCAAGGCAACATTGATGCAGAAGCAGCCAGAGCATTGGCAGCCGAATCTGTCATCGCTTCGAGCCTTGTTGTTGAATCAGCTGCGAGAGCAGCTCAGGATGCTTTTCTTCAATCCAATATTGACGCAGAAGAAGCAGCAAGAGTGGCTGCTGACTCCGCAATCAACTCAGCTTTGGATGTAGAGGAAGCTAGAGCATTGGCAGCCGAATCCACACTACAATCTAACATTGATGACGAAGAAGCAGCAAGAATCTCTGGTGACTCTGTGCTTCAATCTGCTATCGATGCAAACGAAGCTGTTAGAGTAGCAAAGATGGTGTCAACAGACGCTCGTATCTCGGCAGAAGAAGGAAGAGTAGATTCTATTCTTGACTTATCGACCGCAGACAAAGACAGTTTCAAAGAAATTGTTGACTTCATTAACTCAGTAGATCTTACAAACGACAACGCACTTGCTTCTAGCATGACAAGCGTTGGCCTTAGAGTTTCAACTTTGGAAGATTCTCACGTCGCAGCGGGTGTATCTTTGGCACAGTTAGTTGCCGACGAAGAAGCAGCAAGATTAGCTGGTGACTCTGTGTTGCAATCTAACCTTGACAGCGAATCAGCAGCACGCACTGCTCAGGACAGCTCGCTGAGAGTTATTATCGACGCTGAAGAGGCAAGAGCACTTCTCGCCGAAGGTGCATTAGACACCAAGATCGATGATGAAGTTGCTGCCCGCGTATCTGCTATGACTTCTATGGAATCAAAGCACGACGCAGAGCTGCTCGTTGAAGAGAACGCAAGAATCGCCAAGGACGCGGATCTTAAAACTGACATGGCTGCAATTCACGACAAGTGGAAAGTCAAGCACCATGCACCATTGGCAGCCTCAGCAGTAGCCGGTGCTCACATAGTCGATATTGTCGCAGACGGCTTCGGTCCAATGTCGCAGTTAGGTTATGTAACCATCAACGGTCTAGTGGCAATGCCATTAGCCAGCGGTGTTGGTGACTATACCATGTCACTTGATGCGAATGGAGACATTATTGAAATCGTATTCCAAGTCGGACTTGATATGGGTGACCAAATCAGCTACTTCGGCCAAGAAGCGTACACAATGATTTCATAATCGTTAATGTAAAAAAAGATTAAAAAGAAATAATATTCTTGCCCTCCCACTTTTGTGGGGGGGTTCATTTTTATAAAACTAGTTATGATTGCCTTGGGGGTTTTAAAGTGTTTAAAAATTTTATTTCCATGTTTTCTAAGAAAAAAGAAGAATTGATTGAAGAAGAGGTCGTTGAAAAGACACCTAAACCACTTCCCGATATTATAGAAATACCATGGACTGAAGTGGCGGGAATAAAAAACTTCGAAGACACCATATTGAGAATTCATGATGATCTTAAAGAATTTTATTATAAATCTCGTATGAATGAGCTAAAAACCTTAAAAGCAATAGAGAAACTAGAAAAGCTTTCTGATGAAAAAGAGAAAAATTTAAGAGATAAATATCTAAAAGAGGCAACTGCTGATTACGATTTCGATATTCCCAGCACAACCGGCAAGCCCGGTTTCTTTAAAAAGCAGAAGCCAGATAAATAATCTGATTTTGAAAAAATTGCAAACTATTTATTATTGTGATAAAAACAATCTAGATTTTATAGGAGAATCCCTAGAATGTCAGTTAAAAAATTTAAATTCGTATCTCCCGGTGTATTCACCAAAGAGATTGACAACTCTCAGCTCCCAGCAGCTGATCGACCAGCAGGGCCAGTTATTATTGGCCGCCTACCACAAGGCCCAGCAATGGAGCCAGTTAAGGTAAATTCCTTTTCGGAATACGTAGAGGTTTTTGGTAACCCGGTCCCCGGCAAAGCAACAGGCGATGTTTGGCGACATGGTAACTACCAAGGGCCAACTTATGCAGCATATGCGGCACAAGCTTATCTAAGAAACAGCGATGACGCTATTACAGTCGTCAGGCTTGCAGGACAAAAGAATCCTGATGCAGGAGCACCCGGCGCAGCAGGGTGGGGAACAGAAAACATGTCCACATCTTACGCAACAGCCGGCGGAGCATATGGGCTTTATATATGTAACAGCGGATCCGGAGCACAGGATGGATATCTTGCGGCTGTTTGGTACTTCCCATCAGGCGGTGCCGTAAGTCTTAGTGGTTCTTTAGCCGGAACAACTGCTGAAACAGGCGGGGTCGGTGGTCTATTTAAAGCAGCACCAGACGTTGGATCCAGTAAAGGCCCAGATTTTACAGCGATTGTTCACAAGAACGACGGCACGGCACTTTACAAGACAACATTCAATCTTGACCCAGCTTCTAGAACGTTTGTTAGAAAAGTTTTCAACACGAATCCGCAATCTACAGGGGGTATTATTCCCGCAGATACATTTACTAATGGCGAAAATCTTTATTGGCTCGGAGAAACATACGAATCGTTTATCCAGAAGCAATTGGATCTCGCAACTTTGACAGATACAGCATATGCAGTCATTCTTCCATTCGCCACCAATACCAAGTCTGATTATAACTTCGACGCGACCAGTGCCTCAACAGGGTGGTTCTTTTCTCAGGACATCTCAACAGACTCTGCTGCATGGACCGCAAATAAAATGCAGAAATTATTTAAGCTTCATGCACTAGAGCCGGGAAAATGGGTTCAAGATAATATCAAGGTTTCTATACAAGATTTGACTTATTCCAGAGACATCACCGGTGCAGCTCCTTACGGAAGCTTTACTCTTATTCTTAGAAGAGCTGACGATACAGACAACGTTGTGGAAACTATCGAAAGATTTTCTAACTGCAATCTTAATCCTTTGTCAGATAATTACATTTCAAAGAAGATTGGAGATAAATACAGAAAATGGAGCGCAACAGAAGGCGTAATGAGAGAATATGGCGAATATGATAATGCCTCAAAATATGTAAGAGTGGAAATCGACGATACGGTCAGAAACGGCATTGCAGACCCAACTCTTTTACCATTCGGTGTATTCGGTCCCGACAAAATCAAAAATGTGGAAGTACCCGAACTTGCAAGTGGTATCACTCCTGCAACAGTATTGACCAAGGGGTTAACAGCACCCCCCGGAATGACTCCGGGAGTCGGTACTGACGGTTCAATGAATACTGGATCAATTTCATCATACACTGCTTTGTTGAAATTCCCAGAAACTCAATTAAGAATCTCTTCATCAGCAGGCGGATTAGTCGATCAAACTAACGCCTACTTTGGACTGAATGCTTCTTCTTACCTAGAAAATACAGCTGGTGCTTACTCAAGCAATAAAGCAGACGCAGGATACGCTGATTATGTGTATCCTCTTGGTAGCATCCTTCCAGCTGACAAAGAGCCATCATGGGCGTTCTCTCTCGACAACATCAGTGGGTCATCCGACGAACAGTTCGTTTCTTATCAGCCAGATTCTAGGACATCTGGGGAATCAATTTCTGCCGTCAGCGGTTGGAGAGAAGTTGTTGATAACGGATGGACAAGATTCACTTCTCCATTGTTTGGTGGATTCGACGGCTTAAATGTAGTCGAAATCGAACCATTCAGAAACGAGGGAATGGATGGAAAGAACATGCAAAACAGCTATGCTCTCAATACTTTGAGACAGGCAGTAGATTTAGTCGCTGATCCAGAAATCGCAGATTATAACTTGATGACTGTCCCCGGAATTACTGATAGAAATATCACTGATCAAATGCTTCAAGTGTGTGCCGATAGAGGTGACGCATTAGCAGTAATCGACATTCAAGATGTCTATACACCTTTTACAGAAAACTCTACTTCTTACAGTAATGTAACGGAGCGAGCAGGAACTGTTTCCGGCGCGATTACAAAATTAGAAGACAGACAGGTCAACAACTCATATGGTTGTACTTACTATCCTTGGGTTCAGATCCAAGATACTGTAACTTCCAACAGTAGACTATGGGTTCCACCTTCAGTAGTTGCTTTGGGAACTTTTGCTTCCTCGGCTGCTCAAACAGAAGTGTGGTTTGCACCTGCCGGCTTTAACAGAGGCGGTTTATCACAGGGTTCCGCAGGAATCCCGGTATTGAATGTAAGTCAAAGATTGACTTCCAAGGAAAGAGACTCTCTTTACGATGCCAATATTAACCCAATCGCCTCTTTCCCGAATGAAGGAATTGTAATCTTCGGACAGAAGACCCTTCAATTAACTCCATCGGCCCTCGATAGAATTAATGTTCGCAGAATGATGATCTTCGTTAAGAAGCAAGTATCAATCTTCGCAAACTCTATCCTCTTCGACCAAAACGTTGAAGTTACTTGGAATCGTTTCAAGAGTTTGACCAATCCATTCCTAGCAAGTGTTCAAACGCGCTTAGGTTTGAGTGATTACAAACTTATCTTGGACAAGACCACAACAACCCCAGACTTGGTTGATAGAAATATCGTATATGCCAAGATTTTCTTGAAGCCTGCAAAGGCCATCGAGTACATCGCGCTTGACTTTGTTATCACAAATCAAGGTGCGGCTTTTGAAGACTAAAACAAAAATTGTAACTATATAGTTATACAAATAGGAGAAAACACATCATGGCAAATGATTTTTGGACAAGCGCGAATGTCGATCCAAAGAGGAAATATAGATTCTTAGTCGAATTAGCAGGAGTAGGTGGAGTCGGTTCAGTCTGGTTCGCCAAGTCGGTAGATAAACCGGAAATTACAATCGGAACGGGAGAAGTAGACTTTATGCAACACAAGTTTTACTATCCGGGACGTGTACAGTGGAACGAGATTGGGCTTACCCTAGTGGATCCAGTTTCTCCAGACGCAACAGGAATTTTACTTGACATTCTTTCTGCTTCGGGTTATAATGGTCCTATGAATGCTAAAGAGACTCTTCAATCTATTTCCAAAGGCGCAGAAACTAATGTTTTGGGTAACGTTGTTATTAAGCAAGTCGCAGCAGACGGAACCATTCAAGAAGAATGGGTACTTAACAACGCGATTATCATAAAAGTTGGTTGGGGTGACTTGGATTACAGTGCCGAAGAACTATCAGAAATTAGTATTTCATTCAGATATGACTGGGCCTCTTGTACAACAGGTACAGAGCAAAGACAATTTCTTAAATAAACTAACATTGAGGTGAACATTGGCTAGAAATAGCAAACGAAGTAAGCTAGGCACAGGTCTAGAAGACTCAACCCCAGCACCGGCAGATCCTGTCGCTGCTGTTTTTGAAGCAGGTGGGCTTGATTTTGCCACACCAACAGAATTTGTGGATTTGCCCTCTCGGGGGCAATTTTATCCCGAAAATCATCCGCTACATGGAAAAGATACAGTAGAGATCAAGTACATGACGGCGAAAGAAGAAGACATTCTTTCTTCCAAGACTCTTATCAAGCAAGGCGTAGCTATTGAGCGACTCTTGAGAAGCGTCATTATTGATAAAAGAATAAATCCAGATACTCTAATAAGTGGAGACAGAAATGCGATTCTTGTTGCCACCCGAGTTACCGGATACGGCTCTGAATATGATACCAAAATTACTTGCCCATCGTGTATGACTTCCGTTGATCATTCATTTGATCTGTCGGAGGTAGACATAAAGACAGTGGACGAGGAAGATAATGACAGTTCATATGAATATACAGCAGATGGTCTCATTTCTACTGTAACTCCACTTACGAAAATACAAGTAGAGATGAAATTGATGACTGGAAAAGATGAAAACTACCTCTCGCGCTTGGTAGATTCTAAAAGAAAAAAGAAAGTACCCGAAACAACTCTTACGGATACTCTTAAAATCCTAGTTGTCTCCTTAAACGGGGAAACATCACCAGATCTCATCAATCAGTTTGTGAAAGTTGTGCCTGCCAGAGACTCAAGACATTTGAGATCTGTGTACGAAAAGGCATCTCCTAACGTGGATATGACGCAGAATTTCGAATGTAGTAACTGCGGCTACGTAACGGACTTGGAGGTTCCGTTCACCACTGACTTTTTTTGGCCTAAGCAGTGATTATATCCAAAAGGTTTATGAAGAGTTCTTCCTTTTAAAATATCATGGCGGCTGGAGTTTCATAGAAGCCTACAATTTACCGGTAGTAATTCGTAGGTGGTTCTTAGAGAGGTTAGCCGACCAGATCAAGAAAGAAAGCGATCAGATGAAAAAATCTTCAAAAAGCAAGAGATAAGGATTTATTTCTTGCTTTTAACTAATTAGGACTAAGGAGATCTATCTTTATGGCAAATAACTTCTGGACAACGGCGAACTACCAACCTATGCAGCAGTTTAGGTATGATGTTCAAGCTATCTTGTTTAAGGCTGATTTTGGAGCAATAAACGACGAAGGTCGTGTTCCAATTAGACAGCCACAATCCACAGAAGCGGTCATAAGCAAAGAACTGATTAAGGCGGTAAACATGCCTGATGTCACTTTTGGTTATGAAAATGATGCAGCTAACATTGGCTCCAATGGTCCCAGCATAGAGTCTCAAGATCCCCAGATGACAGAACTGGAATTGCAGTTATATATGACACCACAACTAGCTCATGATATACAGGATATTTTTAGAACCTATTATCTTCAAGATGTCAAAGAGCCAATCGATGGATTTTTTGAAGGAAGGCCATCAAAGATATTGAACAAAGATAGGATAAGTCTAATACCTTCTCCTCTTCTTATCAGGAATTCTGCAATTATTATTAATATTTATGATCCATCTCCGAGAGCTTCGTTTGGTGCACCTGCTACCCCCATCAAATCAGTCAGGTACTATGGTATCTATCCGGTATCTTATAACCTCGGAGGGTTAGACTATTCTAGCTCTGAAGTGGTAATGGGAAGTATTAAGTTTTACTATTATGGAGTGGATATAAAAAATTCAGAAGATAAAGACAATCCGTCACAACAAGAAAAAGAAATTTTAAGCAGTATCGTCGCGAGTGGCAAAGCCTGCATGGGGAATTTTTAAATAATGGAACATATTGAAATAGATTTAGAAGAAATGAAAAAGAACGAAGACATGCTCAACGAAAGCTTTTTGAGAATGTATGGTACGGTTATCGAACTCATCATAAAGCAGATGTTTGGCATGCCATTCTTTGGAACTTCGAGTAGCATTAAAGGTAAGCCAGCAGATGTTAAAGCTTTTGCCCGCGCTGTTGGAAACGAAAAGAAATATATCGAGGTTGCCAAGCAGCATGGATTGGATGATCCTAGAACTTACAAGCAGAAGAGCAGGCTAAATAAGGCAGTGGCGGCGTTCGAATTAAAAACGGGTATTAAGTGGCCGTTTAAATAAAGGAAACAATAGTGTATGTCTGACGATCCAAAAAAAATAAAAGAGCTAGGTGAAGAAACCCAAAAAGCCAAAGAAGCTTGGGAGGCATTCGCTAAAACGCTGAATCAAGCGGAAAAGGGATTGGATGCGTTTAACGGCAGTGCCGAGACTACTTCAAAAGCGATGCGGGAAGCTGCTCGTGCAGGTGAGGGTCTGGGAGATACATTCGCGGGACTGCTTGGCATGGGCTCCGGCCTCAGTAAAACAATGGCTAATCTGGCCGAGGCAACCAACAATACAGAGAATCTTTTTAAGGGATTTACTAAGTCTATTGGGGCAAACTTTAATGCCATGTCTGTAGGTGTTAGTATCGTAGAAAAAATGAAAGAAGCCACCCTTGGCCTAGTGTATGCCACTGACGCTGCTTTGGTATCATTTAATAAGCAAACCGGTGCAGCATCTCTTTATGGCTCAAAGATAGTAGAGATAGAAAAAAGAAATAGTGCTTTTGGCGTATCTATAGATGAAGTCGCAGATTCTCAAGCAGCCTTAGTTTCGGGTATAAAAAACTTTAACACCTTTTCTGATGATGCCCAGCTATCAATTTTGGAAACAACTTCTGTCCTAAATGAGCTTGGCGTAGAGTCGAGTGTAACCACTCAAAGCATAGGGTTTATGGTTAATTCTTTGGGCATGACAACTGACGCAGCAGAAAAAACAAGCAGAGAGATGTTTGTTTTGGCGCAAACTATGGGTCTGCCTCCACAAGAGATGGCATCCTCATTCAATGCAGCCGCTCCTCAATTAGCAGCTTTCGGAAACCAAGCTAGCGCAGTTTTTCAAAAAATGGCTGTCAATGCCAAAGCCGCGAACATGGAAGTAGAAGATATGCTTAGAATTACAGAGCAGTTCGACAAATTCGATTCAGCAGCATCATCGGTTGGCAAGCTAAACGCCATTCTTGGTGGTCCCTATCTGAGCACTGTAAAGATGGTTACCACAACGGATCCTACAGAAAGACTTAGGATGATGTCTGATGCTGCAAGACAAGCCGGGAAGTCTTTCGATACCATGAGTTATTATGAAAGAAAGATGACGGCTTCAGCAATGGGCCTCAAAGATGTGAGCGAGCTAGCCCTTGTCATGGGTAACCAGTTTAACTTAGCGGCCCCCAAAATACAAAAAACACAGGCTCAAATAATCGAGCTTCAAAAACAAACACAAGCATTCAATTCAATCGGGGAAGAATTTAATCAACTCATGCGTCAGTTTGCTGTTGAAATAGCGGTTCCAGTTATAAGTGTGCTTAAAACAATCATTAACCAATTAACTTATTTGGCCCAAAATCCTCTGGCTTGGACAACAGCCGGCATAGGAGTTTTAACAGGGGCCATAATAACATTCATGGTTGCAACAGGTGGCGTGGGTGCAGTAGTGACCGCAGTCATTACTGGAATTACTGGATTGATAATAATGATGAAAGGCATGTACGACATGATTATGAAATCCCAGCCGGCCTTAGACATATTCAGTTTGGTATGGGAAAAGATTACTCCTCAAGTAGAAAGACTGAAAGATATGTTTGGAAAATTACAATCTGGTACAGGAGATATGCAAAAATCCTTCGATGCGTTTGTCGTAGACTACGCACCATATATTGGAGCATTTTTTGTAGCTTTTGCCGAATCTGTATTGAGCATAGCTGAAAACGTGATGATACTCGCACAAGTATATAAAGATTCTGGATTTTTCACTGGTCTAGCCTATCTTGCGGGTGGAATCGTGGCCGCTTTCGGATTGATCGCTCTCGGCATAGCCAAGATAATACAGGGGCTTGTATACTTAAACACGGTGCTCAATCCTCTCTATCACTTCTTTTATGTAGGAAACAGCCCTTCTTTTATTGAAGTCTTAGGAATGGTTGGTAATGCCTTTACTGCCATTGGAGACGCAATTAAGCATCCCATTCAGATGCTCGCCAAGATGCTATCAGGACTCAAAGACGTAGCAGGGGTTTTAGCCAGTAAAGCATTGGGGTTCTTAGGTGGTGCCATATCATACGTGTTCGGTGGCGCGTCTCCGCAGACAGAAGTCAGTAACGGAGGATTTAACAGACAAGAAGACATGGATTCAAAGAGTGTCTCCATAGGTGAAGAGGTAGCTAGAGCCGTTAAGGAGGCATTACAGGGCGTTCAACTAAATAACAAAGTAGAGCTGGAAGTGACTTCGGCAAATGGCTTACCAACATTGTTTGACTTTATGCAGAAAAATATGGATGATGTTGCCTCTAATAGATCTCCAAACTTTGCCCTAAACGCAAGCAGGGCGGGAATAGGAAAATAAATGACAGATTGCACAAACATATCCATATTTGACCCCTTTAATGCGGAAGAGTATCAGAATGATCTCATCATCCAGATGGTTGCGAGTCAGAAATATTTAATATTTAAAGACGGCATCGACTCTTTTGACAGATCTTACAGCATCAATTGGGACTCTGTGAACGTATACGGAAGACAAGATGCAATCCAGACGTATCAGTCCACAGGGGAGACCATTAACTTAAACTTTCCCGTAAAGCCTCGCGATAATCCTGATGAATTTAATCATCAGTTAGACGCTTTATTGGCTCTCGGAAAATTTGCACGTCCATTTTATTCTGATAGTGGTAAGATAATGGAGTCTCCTATACTAAAAATTAGATTTAGAAATCTCATAGTAGAGGAATACAACGGAGGAAGCGGTACCCCCTTGTGGATTGCCCCTACTGGTATTTCTGTTAATTATGGCGATAGGGCTAGGGACATTTTGGCACCAAATTCTGTAAAAAGAAAGTTGGTCGTACCAAAGAGGGTGGTAATCTCCATAAACGCAGCAGTTATTAATGTGGATAAAAAATATTATGATGAATCAGATTGGGGCTTTGGTTTTCAGGGAGACAACACACCCGATGATCCCGATACCACGCAAGGTGAGGGAGCAGTTGCAAACCAGATGGGTAACAATAACTGATGGAGAAAGCATATGCCTTTTAGTAGATTATCTAACAGAAATATATTTAGAAATGAAGATCTTTTATACGATGAGAAGTTTAAGGTCAAAAATTTGTCTGGAATAACACAATATAATACAGATACACTTACTTTTCCGTCGCGTCAAAAAACGTCACGGATGGCCTATGACACTAAGCTTTGGAAAACGGGTGATCGATTATACAAAATCGCTTTTGAAGTGTATGGTGACTCAAGATATTGGTGGGTAATTGCTCAATTTAATAAGAAGCCAACAGAACATCATTTCAAGGTAGGTGATACTTATTATATCCCGTTAAATCTCGAAGATGCTTTAAACTCCTTTGGATATTAATATTTAATAAAAAGTAGGAAAAATGTCCGTACAAATACCAGAACTAATAATGACCCTAATAAATTCCGGATTGGGTACCACGCTCGTCGGCTGGAACTACGCTCTATATGATGCAGTGCAGAGCGTAGACCTTTTGAAAAAACAATTTGGAGAAGATGGTTTAACGCAAGACCAGCTATCGCCATGGTACGAAGCCTCTATAAAGGATAATTTTTTAAACATATACGATGATTTTGGTAAAGATAGAACAGATCTGTTGGATACGGAATCATATACGGTCACTCGAACGGATGAGTCGGGTGCTAGGGTCACAGAGACTTTTATCCGGGATAAGTATCCGCTTGTAAAAAGTTACAAATCCTTGGTTGAAAAAGAATTTGGAGGCGCATTTTATGGAGAGGTCAGCGAATTCAACAGCATATTTTTGAATCCCAATAATTCGCAGAATGAAAAAGCACTAACCACTAATCTAAATAACAGTATTAGGCTCAATTTCACACCCTCTCTATCAGAAGCTGGAACGATTTTCAGAGACAGGATTGTCTACGACTCTAACGATGCAGTCGAGAGAGGGCTTAAGGGTGCGACTTACTTGGACGTACTCAAAGCATATTCTCTTTATCTTTCTTTAAAGAATTACTCCGTAGTGGAAGAGAAAATAAAAACCACTACGACCACCAGCGGCGAAAAACTAGAGGATGACAATCTTCGAAGACAAATTTTTAGATACCTCAATGATTTAGAGAAGAGGGGGACACTGGCCCAAAGAGAATTAGGTAATTTTATTAACGACGTTGCAGATGCACAGTCTGCAATTAATGCCTCCAAGTTTGACAAGCAAAGATATTTAATAGAAAACATTGAAACTATACAAGAATTATCGAAAGAAAGATTCAAGCATCAGCTATCGACTGCTGACATAAATTTTTTAGATGGGGAATTCGGCCAGCTTTTAGGAATAGAACAGACAAGAATACTAAAATTTACTAATAGTTCTAAAAACGCTGTTAATAGAATCGTAGGTGCCTCCCGCGCAACAGAGATGTTCCGGCTCCCAACAGTGCAGCTCTCCAAGTTGGTGCCCGAGATCAAACTATTTAAAGTGATTTATGATAAAAACCTCCAAAAAGAAAAAGAGGTGGAGATACGCTTTCCAACAAAATTTGTAGGAGCAGAAAGAATAGATGTCGATGGACAATTATCAGATAACTCAAATTACAAAAAACCTTCCTTGAAGGATCCCTATGATTTTTTAGGCACCAAGACCGGTTATGGCATAAAGAGTTTTTCTTGGGAATACAAGGGATCTGATCCGTTCTCAGTAGATCGAGATATAGAGGCCACCCTTGAGTTATACTTTCAAGACTTTTCAGAGTTTACGAGAGATAGGCCAGAGGGATACAGATATGTAGATTTATTATTACCCGCAGATGAAGAAAAGGCCCCGCTTGATAAAGTCTTCAATCAGGGGGTGAGAGTTAAGGCTGGATGGGCCGTACCCCAGTCATTGGAAATCGAAAGCGATGGCGACGCTATCGATCTCGATGCATACGAAACTAACCAGAAAAAAATAAATGCCATTAAAGCATCACAAGTAAATCTTGTCTTGGACATGGTAGATTATAATATATCTTTTGAAAATAACGGTAACGGTGCTTCTACTATTGCAATCAACTACAGAGCCAGAACAGAAGCTTTGGGTAAGAACCGCTTGGTTAATGTAATCGGGGCCACCAGAGAAGAGGCTGCAACAACGCAGTATTTGGAAGATAAGATTAGCACGTCCAAAGATCCGGAAGAAAAGGAAGAATTAAGAAAAAGACAGCAAGACTTGTTTGAGAGAATTAGATCACTATCTTCCAAAAGATTTATAGAGAAATTAATGGACAACAGAAGCATATATTGGAGAAAGCTCAATTTGCCGGAAACAATGGCATCTGCATTAGGTGAAAAAAAGGGAAAGGAATATTTTCTTATTGTGCGCCCAGAACAGACTTGGAAAAAAAAATATATTGACGGACTTAAATTATCTTTGGATCAGTTAAACCCAGTAGGGGCCGGCGGAGTCGGTCCAGTTGCCCCAGTTAACGTACAGGACTTAGAGCTTTTCACCATGGTCAACGACGATAGTCAAATAGTTAATCCTACAAAGATTATGTATACATTTTTAGGAGATATTTTACAAGTAGCTTTGGAAAATGCCGTGGAGTCGGGAAGTTATCTCGGAGCACCAAAGAGTGCACTAGAAGATCTCAAACTAGCGTTGTTAGACTTTAGAGTAGGGGAAGAGACATACAATTTAGCTGACCTACCAATAGAAATGAACGTGTTTTTGGAGTTCCTACACAATTCTATCGGCAAAAGAAACGAGCATACAAAATCATTTATCAATTTTACAAATGAGTTGTTATCAGAAATACTGATTAACAGGGTGGATAGCTATTTGAATCTAAAAGATGCTACCTCGAGATCTTTTAAGATTGGTTACGCAGAAATGAATAAAGAACTGCTAGGAAATTTTGCAAAATCATATGATTTAGATAGAAGATCAGATGTTGATACAATCAATAAGCTAGATAAGCAAGACAATCTTTTTGTGTATAGTGACTCACCAGATCCTTCATCATACAAAATAACAAACTACGAAGATTCAAAAGAAAATGATGAAAAGAATGGTTTACATCACTTTTCTCTGGGCTCTACAAAGGGAATAGTTAAAAATATCTCTTTTGACAGGATAGACATTGAGTATATCAGAGAGCAAAGACTGACAGTAAATCCAGAGGATCCATATGCTCTATTGAGCAACGTGTTTAATGTGAATGTTTCCATGTTTGGGAATAACTTTTTCAGACCGGGGAGTTATATCTATGTGGACCCAAAGATTATGGGAAATCTAGGCAACCCTTGGCAAGTTGGTACCATAGCAAACCGTATGGGCTTGGGTGGATACCACATCGTGACGGGTGTTACCAATAAAATAAATTTGAACGCTTTTGAAACGTCGATCGATGCTGTGTTTGAGACTTCTGGTGATGGAGTCTTTTCTTTGACATCAGAAAAAGAAGATGGGGGAAACTGATATGACTGACCTGAACCTTAACAACCAAACGTCTGTAGAAGAAACCTTTATTAAAAGACTGTTATACGATTTGCTGGCTTTCAATACACTAGAAGGAGCCAGCCTAGACAACCCAGCTGGTATCAAGGACTATTGGAAACTAGAAAATCTATTATTTGGAAAGGTAAAGCCCTCATTAGAGGTGATGCAACCACTCAATACTTCTCTCGTTTCTATCCCCAACCAAGATAAGACTTACTTTACTTTCCCGGAAATTTCTGATAAATTTATATCTTTTCAAAATTCTTTTAGAATACCATCTCAGTCCGGCAGGCTTTCAGAAGATATTTACTTAAACTCTCCAGAGATATACAGGGCCTTTGTTGATTCGGAATCCTCATATAACGAGGCTATGACACTAATTTTAAGCAAATATAATGGAATTATTCTACAAAACTCGAAAGCAGAACAAGTAAAGAATATTAAAGATTACGCTGGATTATTTTTTAATTTTATCTTAGGCTCCAACATGTCTGAGAAGATAACTAAGACTTCTTTCATTTTGTCTAGTAAGGTATCTGCTATAAATTCTGGACTGTGTATCGAGATAGCTGACCTAGATCCGTCTAACAATGGTGATAAACAGTCATTTATTCAAGGAAGCAACTTCGAATTTTATCGACAAACAGCCGTAAACAATGGGTTTGTTATCGACAAGAATATTCCGTGGAGAATAAACTTCGATTTGTCATCCCCAGTTACTCCTGATAGAGATTACTTTTTAGATAGAAACTTTTCAGAGACACGTCAAGGGGACTTGGATGCATTAATATCTCTTGTTGTGGTTGGGTACAATTCTCTTGTAAGGCAGAAAAACTATTATATGGAAGGCCGATGCAAGTACGCAAGATTTCCTATTGACAAGGAAGTAGTACTCAGGGATGTATTATCTACCAGCTATTGGATAAAAAGGTATTGTCAAATCAGGAACTGGGAATCTGGAAACATATATACGACTTCTGAAATTGAAAAGATGGCTCAAATCGCTATTGACCTTGACGATACTTTACTATCTTATGTTAGTTCTAAATTTAGAATCCCTTATTTATTTGAGGGATCCACTGTTTATCGAGATCTCAAGAAATATTATTTAGAAAAAAACAACATTTCACTTGACAATTTCTCTGAACATGTTAAAATAATAGTAAAGAATTCGATAAACAAAATATATTGAGGCTTGCTTGTTGTTCCAAACACTCGACGATAAAAAAGAATGTGTCGGCATATATCATGCTGGAGAACTTTCCTTCAAAGATGGACTTCCAAAAGATCTAGAAAAGACATGGGCCTATTCAGCTTTTCTGCAAGATCGAGATATTGAATATGCTAAGATTTATTGTGGGGGAAATACACTCGATAAAGCATGTCCGGAGGCCCTGAGAGGCCGCTGGGAAGCAGTATCAAATAAACTTAAAGCTTTTATCAAGTCTTTTGGTACATCGCGTGTATCGCTAAATGAGAGCTGTTTTTTCGATTTAGTTCCTCAAAAGTTTCTTTTAGAGTATTGCTATACAAAAGATCTTATTTGTCAACACGTTTTCGAAACATACCAAAAGCCAGACAACTACGATTACCTTCTGGAATTGACAAAAATTATTGAAGAAATAAAATATAATAGATTGAATTTAAATGTGAAAAACCTATCACTGTATCGAGCAAAGCATCGAAAGTTTTTAAAGAAATTAAAAACTCTACAGCCCTATTGTAAGTTTAATATCTGGGGAACCAAGACAGGCCGACTTACGACAATCGCAAAGAGTTTTCCTATACTGACCATGGATAAGGAATTCAGGAGTATCATAGAGCCAAAGAATGATTATTTTGTGGAATTGGACTTCAATGCAGCAGAGCTAAGAACATTGCTTTCCCTACAAGGCCGAGATCAGCCGCCTGAAGATATGCATGAGTGGAACATTAAAAACGTCTTCAAGGGAGATCTCACTAGAGCAGAGGCTAAAAAGAGAATATTTGCTTGGTTATATAATCCAGAAAGTCACGATCCTTTGTGCGAACACGCTTATGGGAGAGAGTCAGTGACACAAAAGTACTTCACACAGGGTCAGGTGACAACCTTTTGGGGCAAAATCATTCCATCAGAGAAGAGAACAGCACTAAATTATATTATTCAGTCAACTTGTGCTGAAAATGTACTGAGACAAATGATAAAGCTAGCTAATTACTTAGAGGGGTGTAAATCGTATGTTGCTTTTCCGATCCATGATTCTGTTGTATTGGACTTTTCAATCGAGGACAAAGAAAGACTCGGAGAAGTCATAAACATTTTTGCAAATACAGAGCTTGGAAAATTCAAGGTAAATGTAAGTGTCGGAACAAACTTCGGCAATCTTCAAAAGCTGGAGGTTTAGATGAACGTTATTGGTCTTGGTAATGCTGGGTGCAATATTGCAGATTCGTTTGCGCAGTATCCACAATATAAAATATTTAAAATAAATGTTGACATGGAGGGAAAAGACTGTTATAATATACCTATACTTGAGACAGCGGAAGAGTACGAATCTTATGATTATCCAAAAATACGATCATTCTTTAAAGGAGTTAAGGGCGAAACCCTCTTTATCATCGGCGGATCTGGTAAAATCTCCTGCGGCTCTCTTAAAATACTCGAAAACATTAAAAGACTTCCAGTTTCCATCCTATACATTCAACCAGATTTAGATATGCTAGACGACACACAAAAAAGCCAAGAAAAACTTGTACGAAACGTCATTCAAGAATATGCCCGTTCGGGTATTTTTGAGAAAGTTTGTTTGATCTCGAATAACTCTTTAGATAAGATCCTCGGTGGTGCACCCGTTATTGGATACTTCGATGCCTTAAACGAACTTCTAGTACCTTCTTTACACATGGTGAACTTCTTTTCTAAAAACAAGGCTGTATCTGGTGCAATACCAAAAGCAAAGAACACACACCGAATTTATACAGTTGGAATCTTCGATACTCAAAAAAATGAAGAAAAAATGTTTTTTCCCCTTGACAACAGCAGAAATAAATGTTATATTTATGGTGTAAGCGAAGAAAAGTTAAAGACCGACAAAAAACTAATGAATAAGATCAAAAAACAAATTGAGTCAAAAAAAGAAGAGAATCTTGATATCTCATACGCAATTTATCCAACAGACTACGAATACGACGTAGGCTATGTTGTAGAAAGAACTCCTGTTATTCAAAACTAAAATTTAATTCACTTTATTAACAACAAACCAGCAGAGCGAGAGATTTGTCGCTCTGACTATAGCCAATACCGGCACAAACAACAAGAGAGGAAAGAAAGATGGCATTAGACATCGCACGAATTCGAGCACGACTCGACAATGTAAAGAACAACGGCAAAGCTGGAGGATCATTCTGGCGGCCAAAAGATGGAACTCAAACAATCCGAATTGTCCCAACGCAAGATGGCGACCCCTTCAAGGATTACTGGTTCCACTACAATCTAGGCCCAGATCAACGCGGCGGCCTTCTATGTCCCAAGAAGAACCATGGAGATGATTGTCCAATTTGTGACTTCAAAGACCAGCTTTGGAAAGAATTTAATGACACCCAAGACCAAGACACGATGAAGATGGCAAAAGATTTGTCACCACGTCAACGTTTCTTTTCACCCGTCCTAGTTCGTGGTGAAGAGGCCGAAGGCATTCGAGTGTGGGGTTACGGCAAAGAGGCTTATACTTCTCTGCTAAACTTGGTCCTTAACCCAGAATACGGAGATATTACCGATGTTGATGCTGGTACTGATCTGACTTTGACTTATGGGAAGCCACCCGGAGCTAGCTTCCCTAAGACAACCCTCACACCTCGCCGTCGCGCAAGTCAGCTTTGTGACGAAGCTGTCGGCGGTGATGAAGAGTGTACTCGACTCTTGGATAATATTCCAAGCTTTGACAATCTCTTCCAAGTCAAGAGCGCAGATGATGTTCAACAAGCCTTGGACGGCTTTATCGCCTCTCTTGAAGGCGAGACAGAAGGCTCTGTATCAGAACTAGTAGTCAACGAAGGGACACCTGATGTCCTCGCTGCTTTTAACGAGTTGACCGGTAACTAAGTAGTGTCTCTAACCGCAGGGAGGCATGGGTTCATAGATGCCTCATTTTTTTATTAATCCCAAGAGGAAAACATGACAACTGAAAAGACTAAAACAAATACGCTTACAACAGCAACCGAGGGAGCAGATGCTACCGTCCACTATCGAGGTACTTTGGTGGAGGATGGCAGTGAATTTGACAACTCACATACCCGTGGAGAGCCGATCACTTTCACTGTTGGGTCCGGACAAATGATTCCGGGATTCAACAACGCAGTGGATGGTATGACAGTGGGAGAAACAAAGACTGTTACTCTTTCACCTGATCAAGCCTATGGGGATCTAAATCCAGAAGCTAAAACAACTTTTCCCAAATCTGGCTTTCCTGATGGAGTTGACTTGCGGGAAGGCATGGCAGTGCCTCTGCGAGCACCAAACGGACAAACTCTTATTGGTCGATTGACCGAATTTCAAGAAGACACGGTAACCGTTGACTTGAATCACCCGCTAGCTGGACAAGCTCTTCAGTTTGAAATTGAGCTTGTAGAAGTTACAACCACTACCACCACTTCAACCGATGAGGAAATCGCTACCTAATAACATGCGCGTTGTGACCGCAGGGAGGCATGGGTTTACAGATGCCTCACTTTTTACTAGGAGAAAAAATGAATATTCTTAAAGAAAACCGAGTTGTTTCAAACTCTTTTATTGTTGCAACACTTCTTTCCATCACCTTATCAATTGCAATTTGGGCAGGTGCTACCGGAGAAAGTCTTGAACAAACCCAGAGGCTTGCTCTCTTCGTTGGCCTTTGGGCTCCCACCTTTATGGGTTTTGCAAATTATTATAAGGAGGAGTAATGGCAAGAAAAGCAACTTCATCTGCTGGAAAGCTTTCTATGGCAGACATGAAAAAGATGATCAATAAGAAAGCGGGCATGAATGTTGCTCACGATCTGAACGAGGCAAACCCAACAGAGGTTACTCAGTGGATTCCTACAGGATCTCGATGGCTTGATTCAATTATATGCAGAGGAAAGTATGCGGGAATTCCAGTTGGGAAAGTATCCGAAATTGCTGGATTGGAGGCGACAGGTAAATCCTACATGGCAGCTCAAATTGCTGCCAATGCCCAAGATATGGGGATTGATGTCGTTTATTTTGATTCAGAATCGGCGATTGATCCCTCGTTTCTTGAAAACGCTGGCTGTGATTTGACAAGGCTTCTTTACGTGCAGGCACAGTCGGTTGAGTTTGTGCTTGAAACCATTGAGGACCTCTTGGCATCAGAAAACCAGATGTTATTTATCTGGGACTCTTTGGCTTTGACACCTGCTGTTAGTGAAGTCGAAGGCAGCTTCGATCCTATGTCGCAGATGGCGATGAAGGCAAGAATTCTTGCACGAGCTATGTCTAAACTTGCACTGCCAATTGCAAATGCGAATGCAACACTGCTTGTTCTGAACCAATTGAAAACAAACATTACTCGCATTGCAGCCGAAGCTATGACTACACCGTATGTCACACCCGGAGGGAAAGCCATGGCTTATGCCTACTCTCTCCGGGTTTGGTTGACAGGCCGCAAAGCAAAGGCAAGCTTTGTTCTCGACGACAACGGCTTTCGAATTGGGTCTGAAGTAAAAGTCAAACTTGAAAAGTCCCGCTTTGGAACCGCTGGCCGCCGATGTAACTTCCGAATCTTGTGGGGAGGAGACAGTGTAGCAATTCAAGATGATGAATCTTTGTTTGATGCAGTGAAATCTTCGGACAATATTCTTCAATCTGGTGCTTGGTACACCATGGTCTTCGAAGATGGGACAACAGAAAAGTTCCAAGCAGCCAAATGGGTTGAGAAGATGCAAAACGATAAGTTTCGTCAGCGTGTTTATCAGATTATTGATGAGGAAGTCATTATGAAATTTGATCAGCGTCAGGGCAGTGCATCCGATTTCTATGACTCTGAAGAAGAAGCAGACTAATTGGTAGTATGGAAGATTCGTTTCTAAAAATTAAATATGATAAGCTTATGTTTGATATAAAATATTTAGAAGCGGATCTGAAATACTGCAACTCTATACTAGAAAAGGCAACGCCTCAGTTTAGTGCTAAGTGTCGAATCAAGATAGAGGAAATGGGGATGTCTAAGTACTTCTTTGGAGATGAAAACAGAGCTGATCAATCTACTGAAAAAGCTCCCAAAGAAGTGAAGCCAAAAGTTTCCCCCTCCAAAGCGGTAGATAGTCTTTATAAAAAGGTCGTGACAAAGACGCATCCAGATAAGCTATTAAACTTGGAGGGGGAAGAACTTGAAAAGAGAAAAGATCTGTTTGCAGAAGCTACAAAAGCGAAAGATGAAGATAACCTTATGAAGTTGCATATAATTGCTTCTGAGTTGAATATAGAATTACCAGACTTAACTTTTGAAGATATGATTTCTTTCGAAAAGATCTCCGAAGAACTTAAGAAAAAAATCAAACATAGAAAATCCACATGGATGTGGACGTGGGTAACTTCGTCTTCCAAGCGGCAAGAAGAGATGATGGAAAAGTATGTCGGAGCCATGATATCCGACGTTGAAAAGAAACTTAAAAACAATACGGAAGAATAATGACAGACACAAAAAAGCGTTTGATGGTTGTAGATGCCCTCAACGCATATTTTCGAGCTTATATCGTAGACCCTAGCCTTTCTCAGAACGGCCAACCAATTGGAGGCTACAAAGGTTTTGTCAAGATTCTTCAAAAATTATGTAGAGAAATGCGTCCGGACGAAATTATCATTGCTTGGGACGGCGCAGGCGGTTCACAAAAGAGAAGAGCAACTAACAAGAACTACAAAGAAGGGCGCAAGCCTATTAGATTCAATAACAAGCTTTCTAATACTCTGACAGAGGCGCAAGAGCTACAAAATAAAATATGGCAACAACACCGCTTGATGGAAATGTTAAATGAAATGCCGTTTATTCAAATCGTTAGTGATGGTATCGAAGCAGATGATGTGATTTCTTATGCTGTCCAGAATCACAAATATAAAGGCTGGCAAAAGATCATTATATCCAGTGACAAAGACTTCTTTCAGCTATGTGACGATGAGACAGTTTTATATAGACCTATTCAGAAAACTTTCGTAAACAAGCCTAGAATCTTGGAAGATCACGGGATTCACCCAACAAATTTTGCACTAGCTAGGGCAATCGCTGGTGATAAATCAGATAACTTAGAGGGTGTTCGTGGTGTCGGCCTTAAGACAATAGCAAAAAAGATGACTTTCTTTGCCAGTGAGGAGCCTGTTACCTTCAATGATCTTTATGAATATTGCGAGAATGATAATACTGGCCTTAAAGCGTTCTCCGCAATCCTCGAATGCCGTGACACGATTCAGGATAATTATAAGATTATGCAATTATATTCTCCGGCAATATCTATTCAGACAAAGAACAAGATTCAATACGCTCTGGATAATTTTGAGCCCCAATTTAATAAGACAGAAGTAATCAAAAGAATGAGAGAAGACGGATTCGGCGAATGGAACACATCAGATATTTTCGCCATTTGTAAAAGAATTACAAGTAATGCTTGACAGGCTCTCTGTATCATGCTATATTAAATAACAACGGAGGGTTCTATGTCGAAGGAAGACTTTAGCCAATACGGTAAAGATTTCCAAGAAAGTTTATGTCACTTGATGCTCATCGACCGGCCATTTGCCGACCAGATGTATGAAGTAATCGACATAAACTTTCTAGAATTAAAATATTTACAAACATTTGTTAAGCTGGTGCAGGTATACCGCGAGAAGTTTGGCGTTCATCCAAGCGAAGATATCATGAAAACGGTTATAAGATCCGAACTTGGTAATGAGTTAGATTCTGTACAGCAACAAATCCGAAACTTCTTCGCAAGAATCTATCGAGCAGATGTGGGAGATTCTGAATATATTAAGGCGACCTCTCTTGATTTCTGTAAGAAACAAAAGTTAAAAGCCGCGATGCTCCGATCTGTAAAGCTTCTGGAAAAATCATCTTTTGATGAAATCTCGCAAGAGATTAACGAGGCTTTAAAGCTTGGCGCGGATTCCAACCATGGCCACGACTACATCAAGGACTTTGAGCAAAGATTTATTTTCAAGGCCCGAAGCCCAGTTCAGACAGGGTGGGAGGAAATAGACAAAATCACCCATCAAGGTCTTGGGAATGGCGAGTTGGGTGTTGTAATTGCGCCAACCGGCGCGGGAAAGAGCATGGCTTTAGTACACATTGGTGCCCAAGCCTTGATGGATGGCAAGAACGTCCTCTATTATACTCTTGAATTGTCTGATACTGTCGTTGGTTCAAGGTTCGATAGCTGTATAACTAAGGTTCCCCTTAATGACTTAAAGCACTTCAAGAAGGAGATCTATAAAAAGGTTCAAGAGATAGAGGGAAATCTTATCGTAAAAGAATATCCCACCAAATCTTCTTCGGTGGCAACATTAAAGAATCATTTAGAAAAAGTAATCACCAGAGGTTTCAAGCCCGACATCATTCTTGTAGATTATGCCGATCTTCTTCGCCCCATTTCTACTTTAAGAGAGAAAAGACATGAATTGGAGACTATTTATGAACAGCTCCGGGGTTTGGCACAAGAATACAAATGTTGTGTTTGGACTGCTTCGCAGACAAATAGGTCTGGCCTTAACGCCGAAGTCATTACTATGGAATCGATTAGCGAAGCTTTTAACAAGTGTTTCGTAGCAGATTTCATTTTATCAATTTCAAGAACAGCGGAAGACAAATTGAGCAACAACGGTAGAATATTCATAGCAAAAAATAGAAATGGAGAAGACGGTATTATCTTTCCAATCTACATGAACACTTCGAATATTACAATCAAGGTCTTGCCTAGCTCCGGAGAGACAGTAGGCGAAGTGCAGAAGGAAGCCAAAAAGAGGCAAGAGACCAAACTAAAAGAGAAGTATGCACAATTTAAAAGTAAAAATAAGGGGAAAAAATAATGTCATTAAATACACTACAAGAATATACGAGAATCGCAAAATATGCTAAATACTTGCCTGAAGAGAACCGAAGGGAGACTTGGAAAGAACAAGTCGATAGGGTTTTCGACATGCATAGGGAATACTTCAAAGAGCATCCAGAAGTAATGCCTCATATTGAATTTGCTGCAAGTGCGGTTCTCAAAAAAGACATTCTTGGCTCGCAAAGAATCCTGCAATTTGGGGGTACTCCCATTTTTAAGCATAATGCGAGAGTGTATAACTGTGGCTTTGGACATATCAACCGACCACGGGCATTCCAAGAGTTGATGTACTTGCTTCTTTGCGGCTGCGGTATTGGATTTTCTGTACAGAAACATCATATTTCACAACTGCCACCCGCAACAAAGCGGGGAGAAATTATTGAAAAGACCTATCTAGTACCAGATACTATTGAGGGGTGGGCTGATGCTATTGGTGTTCTTATTGCAAGCTATATGGGTGGAATTCCCGAATTTGATGAATACATTGGGGAAAAAGTTGTTTTTGATTATTCAAACATCCGTCCTGCCGGTGCTCCCTTATCTTCTGGTGCCAAGGCTCCCGGTCCAGATGGCCTCCGCCGCTCTATTGAAAAGATTGAAGAAATATTTGAAAAGAGTCTTTCAAAAGCCAGAACAGTAAAGATGCGCCCACTTGAAGTGTATGATATAATCATGCACGCAGCAGATGCTGTTATCTCTGGCGGAGTTCGTCGCTCCGCAACGATTGCACTTTTCTCTCCAGAAGACGAAGAGATGGCCACAGCAAAGACGGGCAACTGGTTTATTGAAAACCCACAACGAGGCAGGTCCAATAACAGTGCTTTACTTGTACGTGATGAAACTTCGAAAGAAACATTTAATAAATTAATGTCTTGCGTTAAAGAATACGGCGAGCCGGGTTTTGTCTGGGCAGAGAGCACGGAGATGGGATTCAACCCCTGTGTCGAGATCGGACTATACCCTGTTGATGTTGAGACTGGGAAGTCGGGTTGGCAGTTCTGCAATTTGGCAGAAATCAATGGCAAGAGGGCAAACACAGAAGAAAAATTCTATGAGGCTTGCAGAGCAGCAGCTATTGTGGGCACGCTTCAGGCATCTTACACAAGTTTTCCTTACGTTGGGGAGACGACAGAGAGGATTACAAGGCGAGAAGCCCTATTGGGTGTCTCCATTACGGGCATGATGGACAATCCGGAAGTTCTTTTTGATCCCCAAATTCAGAGAAACGGTGCAAAGATCGTAAAGGACACCAATAGAGAGATCGCATCAATCATTGGAATAAATCCAGCTGCAAGAACTACTTGTGTCAAGCCCGCCGGCTCCACAAGTTGTATTCTAGGTACTGCAAGTGGCATTCATCCACACCATGCTAAGAGATATTTTCGTCGTGTGCAAGCAAATGTTCAAGAGAATCCTGTTCAGCATTTCAAACAAATCAACCCAAGGGCCGTTGAGACCTCGGTATGGGATCCGAATGGTGTAACAGAAGTGATCACATTCTTATGTGAAGTTCCAGTAGGGGCAAAGACAAAGAATCAGATTGATGCATCAAAATTATTGGAAAGTGTCAAGCTAACACAACAGAACTGGGTTCGCTACGGAACAAATAAAGAGTTATGTACACAGCCATGGCTGAGTCATAATGTTTCGAATACTATCCATGTCAGACAAGACGAATGGGATTTGATTGAAGATTACATCTATCAAAATAAAAAATACTTTGCCGGCATCGCGTTGATTCCAAATTCAGGAGATAAGGACTATCCGCAGGCTCCGTTCTGCGCAGTCCCATATGGTACGGACATTTACCGCGAGTATGGTGACGGTGCTTTCTTCGCTTCAGGAATTATCGAACAGGGCCTAGAAGCATTCGACAAGAACTTGTGGGCCGCCAGCGATTGTCTACTGGGTGTTGGTGAGCCAATCGAGCAAGCCAGTTGGGTAAAGAGAGAGTGGATTAACGCAGCGATTAAATTTGCTGACAGTCATTTCGACGGAGAGGTCCGAAAGATGACTTATTGTCTAAAAGATATTTACAACCTTAAGCTTTGGGAAAAGTTGAATAAGGAGTACAAGGATGTCGATTGGACAGCTATGAGTGAGCAGGAAGATAATATTGATTTTGGGCAGGAATCTGCTTGCGCCGGCGGTGCTTGCGAGATGCCAGAAGAGTACCTTGAAGCCTTAAGGGGCACAAACAACAAATAAGGGGAGAAAGAGATGGGTTTTACACCGTGTAATAGATATTTGCTTGTCAACAGGCAAGCAAAGAAAGAAACAGAAACATTGATTGCACTGCCGGAAGGAACGTTCCGAGCAGAGAATCGATACGAAAGAGTGACAGTTGAAGGTATCTCTTCAGAGGTAAGGCCACCCCTTGCTGCTGGAAAAGATATCGTTGTTTTGAGTCACATGATCGAAGAAGTGGATTTTGGAAATGGCCCAGTCTATTTAGTACTGGAAAATCATGTCCTTGGAATCGTGGGGTAAGAAAAATGCAAAACAATGAACAATTCATTATCTTGCTAAGACAACTGGTCAAAGAAGCAATTAAAGAAAGGGAGGTTCTTTTAGAATCTCCTGTTCCTAGCCAATCAGAAGTTTTAGTTGAGAGAAAAATAAGCAAAATCTTAAAAAATACTAAGAAGTAGAGTGAGTCTATAAAAGAGGGATTTTGAAGTTAGACAAACATACATATCAGTATGACACCATTGTAATTGGAGGTGGTCTAAATGCTAAAATCTATGCTTATTATAATAAGTGTCCTTGTATTTGTGGAAACTATGCTTCTCCCTTTAGGTTTGATATGTTGCAGGAAGAAGTGGTGCAAGGACTGCCGGGACAAAACAAAAACTCTCTTCAGAGCTGGGAAACACTAAATTTTATTCTTAGCTTGTCGGGCCAGCTCCCTATGGGAGATAAGGCAACGAGCCTAAATATAAGAGATAATGTTATTAAATCAACCACCAAAGACTCTAGGCTCGCAAAATTCGAGTTTAACAAATTGGTTGTGTTTGATGATACAAATGTGTACGGTCTACCTTTAATAAAGGAAAAGAAAATTGGAAAATCACGAGTTCTGGACTGGTTTAATGTGCGCTCTGGCATGGAGCATGAGTATGATTTGCTTGAGACCCAAGATGGATTCATCAGAAAAGTTATCTTTTACCCCTCCGACAGATTTGGAAATCAAGCGTCAGGAAGAGTTAGAAAAGATCTTGTTGCGGTATCATTTTTAGAAGAAGATCAAGTAAAAGACTTTGAGTATTCT